GGTCATTGGCGAGCGGGGCCGGCTGCATTGGCTGGTCCCCGCCGGCTATTTTACGAGAGCTCACATCATGCAGGCTCGATCTGGGCCGCCCATTTCCAGAGATCGTCCATCTGGTTCGGCGGAATGCCCATGGCCACCGCGAGCAGATCGATGCGGGGATCTTTGCGGGAATATTCTTGGGCGTCCTCGATCATGATGCGCACGGTTTCCTTGTCCTTCAACGACATGTCAGCCATGCCGTTGACGAGGGAGAGGACATCGGCCTTGAAAACCGGCGGTTCGAGTTCGAGTGCGGCGAGCCAGAGTTGCCATTTCTTGAGGGGTGGGAAGCGCTCTTCTGAGCCCGTTGGATCGTGAAGGTATTTCGCAATGGCGGGTTCTTGATCGTCACGAGGGACGAGGATCATATCAGGCTGATCGCGGGTGAATATTTCAAGGATAGTTCCGGCGCTGTCGTAACGAACGTATATAGTGGTCATGCGAATAGCCTCTTGCAGGTGTAATCATACCAGCCGCACACGAAAAAGGAGGCTGAACAGGCCGCGCTTGTCACAGCGACGTACCTCCAGAGCTGGCCATTAGCATTGCTTCGCGCCTTGCCTGCCGCCGCACCTTGGTCGGGATAGTCGTTGCCTGAGCGCGACCGACACCGCACATGATGGGGGGCACCAGTGGTGTAGTTGGCGGCAGCAGCATCTGAGACGATCCCGATGCAGTCCTGCCCCATGCTTGCCACAACGGTATCAATCAGCACCCAGATGTCCACACTTAGTCCCACAGGGACGTTGCTTGGTATGGCTAGGCCCTGCACGCTGGCGCTGGCGGTGAACCACGCGTAGGTGTCGGTGTTGACCTCGTTGCCTGTCTGCCAGAACGGAACAATGTTTCCCGACGAGTTGGTGATGATGAGGCCCACGCGGCTCCCAGACAAGCATTCCCACCCTACCGGCTTCGTGACGCCTGCCTCTGATCCCGACAGCGACATAACAAAATCTGTAGTGCCATCTGATGGCTTCCTAATGACATATAGGAAATACGTCTTTGACGCCTGCACAGCCCCCGTGTCGAGTAGTTGAACAAGCGTTTTCGCCGTGGCAAGGGTAGTCTGATGCTTCTTACCGCCAAACCAGCCAACGCCTGGGCCGATGATTACAGATGTAACGCCGACATAAGCGGGGATGAATCCTGTAAAGAAATCAAGACCGGTGGCAACACAGACATATTTGACAATACTGCCCGCGAGAACCTTTTTCAGGCCCCAGCCTGTCGCGCTGTCGGCAATGGCGAACTCGTCGCCATCCACGATGTCGGTCTTTGCCGCCGCGCCGTGAAGCCAGCCGGCCAGGGTATTGGCGACGTCATTGTAGATCGCCAGCGTCTTCCGATACCAATGAAAGGCGGAAAACAGCCCGCCCGAACCGGCAACCGCTATATCTTCCGGATTCGTTGCATAGGCGGTCGCGAGGCTGGCGCTGGCATTTGCGCTCGTTGCCGACTGAGTGGCTTCCGCGGCCTTCTGCTGGGCGGTCTGCGTCAGGCCGGCAACATCAGGAATGTCATCAGCAATATCAGCCACGGTCTCCAGATATTGCGAGACGGCGGCAACGGCCTCCAGCGCATCGCCTTTGTCGCTGAGCGTCAGAACGTCTGCAATCAGCTTGTCGATCGTTGCTGAATCGAATGACGGTGGAATGGTGACTGCGCGGGCTGCTCTTTCCTTGAGCTGCTGGAGCCTCATCACAACGAGGTCAAGCGCCTGCTCGACGGTTTCCGCATAATAGGCGCCCTGGTTTTCCAGGTCGGTTTCCTGGGTGAAGGGGACATCCAGCAGCAAAGTAATCTTGGTGCCGTTCGCTGGAGCGGGGATGATGACCGCGCTTCCGCCGCTATCGTTGCCGATGCCGGTCACAGTGTAATCGGCGTCGAGCACCAGGATTGAATCCGTGCCAGATGCATCCGTCCGGATCACCTGCAGATGACGGGGCTCCAGGATTTTGAACTTGTATTCGAAAGCCGTGGCGATGCCGTCCCCATTATAGGGGCCGGATCGGTTTATCTCGCTCGAAATGGTCATGTGATTGTACCTCTGGTTTCCTGAACCATAGGCTCAGGAAGGTTGTCGGCCTGACCTAGCCAATCCACCTCGAGCGGCGAGACGGTCTTGCCTCGTCACCGGGCAGATGGCCCGGTTCGCGGCCGTGACAGCAGGCGCCTTGATCGCTGCCTCGTCATAGGCGCGGGCGGCACCCGGCGTCAGGCCCTTGCCGAATTCAGCGTGCTTCTGCTCGGCAAGCTTTTCGAAGGTGGCGCGGCCTTCCACGCCGGCGCGGCCGGTCAGCGTCAGGAAGCCGCCGTTGCCATGAAGCGCTTCGCGCGACCAGTCGCCGAATTTCGTTTGGCGATCCTTGGCGGCGTTGGCATTGTCCAGCTGCTCGACTTTCGCTACGGCATCGGCCAGCGTGCCGAGGCCGGTTGCTGCATTCTGTATGCCACGGCCGATCGCGGCGCCGAAGGCATCGGCGTCAGCACTGGCCGCCAAACCCTCGGTATATTCGGGGCGAAGCGCGACATGCTACTGGGTGTCCTGATAGGTGGGAACGGTCGGCATTCAGAACCTCAATTTTTTGTTTCCCGCAATTTCGGACGCAAAGCTGCGGCACAGTTTGCTGGAATTGCTTACTAACCCAAGCCCTTGGCCTGAGTATAAACTTTGCCCGCACCGCCGAGGATCGTGCCGATGGCATCCAGATAGCCGCCCTTGACGGCGGCGTCGGCGCGCATGCGGTCGAGTTTGGCGCTTGCCAGCTGGTTGGTGCCCTGCACCTTGTAGCCATAGGCTTCGCGATAGGCATTGGTGCGCACGTTCAGCGCATCGATCTCGCCCATCTTGGCGGTGTCGACGATCGTATCCAGCGGTGAGCCGAAGGAGAGGTCGATGCCGTTTGCGGCGATCGCGGCTTTCTGGCGTCCTTCGAGCTGCGATGTCTGCAGGCGCTTCTGCTGCTCTTCCTGCTTGCCGCGCTCGATCGCATCCTTCGCCTGCTTGTCGGCGATCTGCGCGTTCATTTCGGCGACCTGGGCATTGTATTTGTTCGCTTCGCTGGTCGCCTTAGCCTGCTGCACCTGGCCGGCAGCACCCAGAAGCGTCGAGCCTAATGTCAGCGCCAGACCAAGATCACACATCCGCTTCTCCCATTTCGAACAGCCGGAACGGATGGCCGTTGATCTCCACCGGTTCGGATAGCCGGAAGCCCAGCCATTCGAGCCAGCGAACGGAGATCGTATTGCGCGCATCCACGAAGTTTCGCAGTAAGCGATAGCGGCCCAACAGTTGAGCCGGCCAATCCTTGGATATCCGCAGGAATCCGCGGAAATTCTTCTCCACAGCATCCGTACCGAGCAGCCAGGGCGCACCGATGCCGGTGAGGATGTTGATATCGCCGACACCCCACATCACCTCCGGCCGGCCGTCGAAAAGCGCGGTCCAGACTTCCGAGGAATGGCGGTAGGAGAATGTCAGCGCCGAAAGCGGCGAACGGCCGGAGGCGGCGAAGACCTCGTCGCGGTCGGCCGCCCGCATGCGCGCGGCAATCTGCCGGATATGGCTCGGCCGGGCCTCGATGATGGCGATCTCAGCGGCCAAGGGTGACATCCGGCATGATGGAGAGAATGGTCATCGGCAGCGGGTCGAACTGCTTCACCCACATGGCGCCGCTGGTGCTCCAGTCCCAATAGGGAGTAATGGTGAGGTCGCCGGTATAGAGGCTGATCGCGTCGTTCCAGTTTTCGTTGCGGCGCTGCTTGTACTCCACCAGCGTGCCGCCGTCGCGCTCGCCGTCCTCAGGGCCGGTGAAGATGCCGCGGGTGTTTTCCACCCGGAAGGTCACTTCGGAGACGGATTTCGAGCGACCCTGCACGGTGCCGAGGCCCTGCACCTGGCCGACATCGAGATCGAGCGTTTCGATCGCCGCCGTCACCGGCAGGCCAATATGGATTTTCGAAGCGGCGTTCTGCAGCCGCACGCTGCCACCAGTGACAGTGAGATTACGCACGACATTGCCATCGGCCAGCGCCACGAGTGATTGCCCTTCGAGATGGGAAAGCCCGCTCAGCGTGGTGGTCGGCGGACCGGAATAGGTCAGCCCGCAATCGACGAAGAAGGCGTCCTGCACATCCTCGAAGGCGCGGCTGTGCAGCCGCTCGATGTAGCGCTTCTGTGTGCCATTGATCGTGCGACGGATGATGAAATAGGGCACGTCCTCGCCATCTTCCTCGATCACAGTCACATCCTCGAAGAAGGCGTCGTTGCCGGGGCCGCTTTCATGGCGGGTCCAGGCCCAGACATCCTGCTCCTTCATGTAGGTGAGCGAGACGAGCGCCCCGTCATCGAGCACCACCCAGACCACGGAGTCCGGTGCCTGCGCATAATCCCAGGCTGATATCTCGCGGCCCTTGAAGAGGTGGCGGGCAAGGATGGTCAGATCCTTCCCGACATAACTATCCTGCGTATAGTCATAGGAGAAATCGCGCACCACGCCGCCAAGGCGCTGGGCAAAAAGCACCGTATTGCCGACGACGATCGGCTGCACCTTGGCGGCTCCGCGATAGCCCTGGTTATCGAGCTTGATGGCGGAGGGGGAAATCGCATCCGAGGTCGAGCCGCCGGTGACGATCCATTCGGAACCGGAGGTCAAGAGCAGCAGGCCGCGTACCGAGATCATCGAGCGGATCTCGTTCACCTGCCGGGCGCGGATGCGGAAGGTCACGGCGTCACTTGCCTTTGCGGGCGAGGAGACGCCAAAATTTTCGTAATTGGCGGACTGGCTGAGCCAGACTGCCTGCGGATCGTTCAGCGTCGAGGCGAAGGCAAGCCGCTGCTCGATGAAGGTGACGCAGCGCGGATAATTGGCCGCTGCATTGAAGGGGTTGCGGCCGCTCTGCGGCGTGTCGGAGAGATCGGGCGTGATGTTCTCGTCATCGAAGCTCAGGCCCGTCGTGCCGCCGACATAGCCGAAAATGCCGTTGTCGTCGCGGTAGACGATGTAGCGCGTCGCACCCGACACCGCCGCCCAGGTCACGCGATTGATGCCGCCCTGGATGGCGAGGTCGTTGACGGTGGCGCCGACATTCGACGGCAGGCTTTCCTCGCCGCTGTCTGCAACGGCGGAAACGCAGTAGCGATATGTGGTTGCCACATAACCCGGCTTGCCTGATGTGTCGCCGGGCTTGGTGACAGAGGGCGTAACCGCCGGCGGGTTGATCAGCGGCTTGAACTGGACCGTCGTCAGTGTCCAGTTGTTGTCGGCCAGCCGCCCGAGTTTGCGTACGGGGTGATTGACGTGGCAGAGGTAGAGCACATCGGCTTCCTGCACGAAGACAAGGTCCTGCACGTCTGCTGCCGTATAGGCGGTGGCAACCTCGTAGGGGGCGGCGCCCGTCAACACCAGCCCGCCATCGCGGAAGATACGGATGTATTTGTCACCGAATTCGAGGATATAGGTCTGCTCGGTATTGAACTGGAAGCGGATCAGCCGGGCTTGTTTCGAGCTGTCCTTGATCTCGTGGATGAATTGCAGCCCGGCCCGGTTCGAGACACCGCCATGAGGGTGCACGAAGACATTCAGCGCCGTGCGCAAGCCGCTCTGATATTTGGTGAGATCGACGCGGGCGCCGAGGGCGGGCGAAAGTTCGCCTGCGGTGAAGGAAGGCTGGTAGGCGCGGAAATCAGCCATGGGCGCGCACCGCGATCAGTTCGCTCACGAAATTCTCGCTCGTGTGCCTCATCTGATTAGCCTCGGCCTGCTCGGCCGCCCGCTGGCTGTTTTGCGCCAGCGCCATCGCATCGGCGCGGATCTTCGGATCGCGCGTCAGCGGCATGGCAAGCCGCACGGCCAGATGCCAGGCGAGCGCCTCGATGAAGAGCGGCGAATATTTCGTCGGGTCGGTCAGCCGGCTGGTATAACGCAGCAGCGCCGGCGAGAGATCGCAATAGAGCCGGTCGCCCTCCAGCGCATAAGTATATTGCATCTCGCGCCCGGCCTCATCGAGATCGGGCTTCAGTGTTTCGGGCGGGGTTGCGGCATCGGCGGAATAATGCGGCCTGATCCAGCGGATCTGCAGGCAATCGGCCGGCCGCGCATAAGAGTGGCGCCACACACCCGGCTTGTCATTGTCGAGCGCACCCAGCGCCACCGTCTTGCCCGCCACCTGCCAGGGGAAGGATTGCAGCAGCACATCGCGCGTCTGCGCATAGAACTGATTGCAAGCCCGCGCCTCCGCGCTCTTTTCGGTGAGATCGTTGATATTGTCCTTGCCGATATTGGAAAGGGCGAGATTGCAGATAGAGACGACGGTAGCCAT